AATATATGGCTTGACAAGCATTTTGACACTATAAGGAAATCTGGCCTATTTGGCTTTAGAACATCGTCTTTGCATAGTATAAAAAACTATGTATCTTTTAATTTAAGCAATCCGATAAAATAATGGTGTATCATTAAATGACCAATAATTTTACTTAATCATGGAGCATCTATAAAATGGCTACTTCTTACAATGATAAGGCATATTACACAAAACAAATTGATGGATCAACTGCCGTAACATCAACAAGTACAAGAAATAATCGCGGTGTTATTGCCACAGGTTCCACAATATCCAACAGTTTATTTACAAAAGTACAACCAGCAAATATAGTTAGCGGTCTTGCTCCTACTAATACCACTCCTATTGATGGTAGTCAAACAGACAAGGCATTAACTGGTGGCACTTTTGCTTATAATGGTGGTAGTGGCGTAATTGTTAAGGTAACAGACAAACTATCTGGTGTTGCTAATTCTTTTCCAAAGAGTGGAGCAAATAAACCAGAACAAGTTACCTCAATTAATCAAAAGGTTGCCGGATACTATGCTTCATATAAAACAGCAAAACTTGATATTCTAAGTGGTACATTCACAGTTGCACCATCTGCTGTTCTTGAAGCATTTACTTATAATAGTGGAGTAACTGCTACTAATAGTGGTGTTACTGACGAAGCGGCCAATCCAAGTAGAAGTATTCCTGGTGAATTTATCTACGCCCTTGGCACTGGATCAGGCTTTGTTTACGGTAACTATCCTGCTAAAAATGGTGGTTGATTTTAATTTTAATAAAACAATTTTAAATTGCTAACTATTAGAGCCATCGTACCTTGGTATTGATGGCTCTTTTAATTAAGGGATCTTACTATGAATGAAAATATTACTACTTTTTGGCATTCTTTATCTACTCTTAGTATAGGTATAATAGTAACATTAATAGGTTTTTGGGTTGGAATTGGTCGTAAAATAGTTAGTAGAGAAGAAATAGCAGAAATGGTAAAAAATGATTCTATGTATGCTCAAGATAGACAATTTATTATGGAAAGATTGGCTAGTAATAAAGAAACACAAACAGCCCTCACCAATATGCTTCAGCGTAATACCGAAGTTATGAACGAATTAAAAATACAAATAGCCACACTTGGTAAAACACTAGAAGCTCTTGAAGACAGAATTGAAAGAGATTAATTATGGCCGATATTAAAATTACAGGATTACCATCATTAAGTGGATTAACAAGCGATGATCTTTTTCTTGTTGTAGATAGTCCATCAGGTTCTGCTTCAACAAAAAAAATAGCAGTATCAGGAGTTGTGACATCATTTAATTCATTAATTAGTGCTTCTGGATTATTAGGATTTAATAGTAGTGTTAGCGGATTATTACCAGTTAAAAATATAGTTGCTGGAAGTGGAGCGATTGTTAATAGTTCTAGTGGAGTATTTACAGTTTCATTGTCGGGTGTTGGCGGCTTAGGAACAATGAGCACTCAAAATGCTAATAATGTTATTATAACTGGAGGTAGTATAAGTGGAATAGTTGATTTGAGCATCTCTGACGGAGGTACTGGTTCAAGCACAGCAAGTGGAGCAAGAAGCAATCTAGGATTAGGAACAATTGCTACTCAAAACGCTAGTGGAGTAACTATTACTGGTGGAACTATAACGGGAATAACTGATATAACAGTTGCAGACGGTGGAACAGGATCAAGTACTGCTAGTGGCGCAAGATATAATCTTGGTTTAGGAACACTATCAACACAAGATAGTAATAATATAAATATAAGTGGTGGTAGTATAAGTGGAATTATAGATTTAGCAGTTGCAGATGGTGGAACTGGTGCTAGTAGTGCTGCTGGCGCACGTACTAATCTTGGCTTAGGAACTATGGCAACGCAAAATGCTAGTGGCGTAGTTATTACTGGTGGAACTATCTCTGGAGCCACTTTTACTGGATCAGTTTATGCTACTGGTGTTACAATAGCAGGCGGAACTATTACTGGAATAACAGATTTATTAATATCAGACGGTGGAACCGGAGCAAGTACAGCAAGTGGAGCAAGGTCTAATTTAGGATTAGGAACATTAGCAATTCAAAATGCTAATGATGTTTATATTACTGGTGGTCTTATTGAAGATATCATCCAATTAAGCACGGTAAGTGGTGGATATATATTTACTAATAATATAGCTACTATTGGTAATGATCTTAATATAGAATCAAATGGATTTAATTTATATCTTGGTAATGCATATGATATTGAAAATGATGCACAAGGTTCTATTAATTTTAATTATAATAATAATTATACAATAAATAATAATATTCAAGATCAAATAATAATACAACAAAGTGGTGGTATATTTTTATATGATCAAGTTTTATGTAGTGGAAATATAAATTTAGCTACCAAATCTGCAAGTGGAATATTGGCTACTGATGGATCAAAAAATATACAAACATTATCAACAGCAACATATCCAACATTAACAGAATTATCTTATGTTAAGGGTACTGCAAGTTCAATACAAACTCAATTAAATACTAAGCCAAGTGGTGCTGGAACAGCAAATCATATAACTTATTGGACCAGTAGTAATACATTAGGCTATGATTTAAATCAATTAGTATGGGATTCTACTAATAATAGACTTGGAATAAATACAGCAACTCCTGGTCAATCATTACATATTAATGGATATAGTACTACAAATTCACAATTACGCATAGGAAGTTTAGAAATTCAGTCAGATGATCTTCATAATACTTGGATAGGTGAAAATGTTTATTTTGATGGATCAAATTTCTTAAGAAGAGAGGCTGGCAGTGCTGGTTTATTAGTTTTTAAAGGTAGTGAAGGCCAATTTAGATTTTCTGGATCAAATGATGAAGGAACATTTGTATCATCTAATGCTGTGTGGAAAATTTTGAGTGATGGAAGTATGGCTGTTGGATATGATATAGATTCTACTCCGGGATCTTTTACAAATGCTGGTTTTGTAATAACCAGTAATAGTGGAATGGTTGTTGGATCAGAAGTTGGTGGTTATGTTGGTTTAGGTTATCATAAAACTCAATTCGTTGCTCCAGATGGAGCAGCCGCTACTCCATTAGTTATTATTGGTGGTGATGGCGGCATTCAATTGTGGAAAAATTCATCTCCAACAGCAGCAACAACCTTTGGAATGGCAATACCGGGAGAAGCAGCAAGTGATAATTTTCATATTAGTCTTTATAATGGCTCATGGAATACTAGATTTAGCATTTTAAGTAGTGGTAATGGTAATGTCGGCATTGGTACAACAACACCAATAGTTAAACTAGATATTAATGGAGATACTTTTAGAGTAGCAACTCCAAGAACAATATCAACTTCGGGAGATAGCGGTACAGAAGGTGAAATATGCTGGGATAGTTCTTATCTTTATATTTGTGTTGGCACTGATACATGGACCAGAATTGCTTTAGCATGGTAACTATCATAAGGAGATTATATAATGAGTATTTTAAATAATAATCAATCTCAAACAACATCAGCAGAGGCGACCGCAAATATGCTCAAATCTGCAACAATACAAACTTTTAAAATGATGGTTAATAGTTTCAATACTGGAGCAAAAACCTTTTGGAATAATCCGCATGTATCACCAAGTGAGATAGCAGAGGCACTAGGAACAGACGCTAAAGAAATATTTGAATTACATTATGCTCTTGGTCAATTAATAGGTAATATTAAACCAGAAGCTATTAATGAAGGATTAAATTTAATTGGTCAATTTACTATAAATAAAAATGGTACAGTTACTATTAAAAAATAGATCAATTTCAAATTAAACATTATTTAGATTAGGTGTATTAAATAATATTCCTTTTACGCACAAAGAGATCCAATTATGCCCAACGATATTCAAGCCGCTGTTAGTGGAGTAGTTGTAAAAAACGGAACCGTAGTTGTAGGCGTTGGTGGAATACCATCAACATCAGGAATAATAACATATAATACTTATGTAAATAATACTCCAACAATAACTACTATACAAGCAAAATATGATAATAGATTTGATGATCCAAGATACTATTATGGAAGTACTAGCGGCATATGATAAAACCAGGTTATAAAACTAGTGAATTTTGGTTCACATTAGTCAGTTTTATATTTAGTGGATTATATCTATGTGGTTTATTAGAAACAAATAATCAAAAAGAAGATTTAATTAATGAAACAAGTAGAGGATTGGAAGCACTAATATTAATTATTGGACAACTTACAGTATTATTTAAATATGTAAAGGGCAGAAACGAAATTAAAAAAGTTTGGTGGAGTACAGCAAGTCCAAAAGAAAGAGAACAGGTTGCAAAGAAAAATGTCAAACCTTCAACTACAAGAAATACTAAAGCCAGAACTAGAAAAACTAATCAACCAAAGTAAGGACGCTCTTGGTGAGATAAAAAGAGTAGCATTAGGCCAAGCATGGAAAATACTACAAACAACAGTAGCATCTGTTGTTCAACAAATAGAAATTAATGCTGGATCACTAGAAGGAAAAGATAAAAAAACAGTAGCATTAGATTTATTATCACAGTTTTATGATAAAGTTTTCCTTATAGTAGATATCCCTTTTGTTCCAGCTTTTCTTGAACCTATTATAAGAAGTAGCGTAAAAAATATTCTAATGGTTCTAGTTGGAGCAAGTATTGACGCTATAGTTACAACATTCAAACAAGTGGGTATTTTTACAAAGTGAGGAATTTATGAACTACACAGAAACTTTTGAACAATTCTCAAGCAGACTAACATCAACGGATTTGGCCCTTTATGCTGGAGCCGGTTTGATTCTGTTTATACTATTTAAAGATAGACTAAGTCCTGTTCAAGAATTAGTTAATTCATTATTAAATAAAGTAAAATTAATATCTAATAAAAATTCTACAGTAAGTCTACCAGTGGTATTAACGGAGACTACAGTTAATAAAGATGATATATTTTTTAGTTTAGTATCTTCATGGAAACAAACTAGAGATTTAGCAGTTAAATGCGGATGTGATGAGGCAGTTAAGGCTGCTGATCAAATGTTTCCATATTTAAGTCCCGTAGTTTGCTCAAAAAAGGATACTATAAAATGAATAATAAAGTATTATGGATAGTAGCTGGTCTATTAATTTTAATTGGTATAGTCAAACCTAATTTATCTAATTTTATAGATAATAAACCAGCAGTTGTGGTAGTAGATGATCTAAACTTAGTTCAACCATCAGAACAATTAAAAGATAAAGCTAGCAGTGTTATTAAAGCATTATCAATAAATAGTGATAGAAAAACTGATGGTAAAAGATTAGCTAGTCTATACAATGATATTGCCACACTAATCTCATTGGATGGAGATGATATGGTAATTAAAAATACTGAAGAAATTAGACAAGCTAATAGATTAGCGGGTCTAATGTTACGCTTAGATATAAAGGGTAAATATCCTGATCTTCCAAAAGCAGCACAAGCACTTGTAGTAATGGCTGTTGGTGATGATCAGGTTTTATTATCATCAGAATTAAGAACAAAGGCTGTTGAAAGTTTTAAAGCACTAGCATGGGCCTGTAACGAAGGAAGTAAATAATGCCACGTTATTCACCACAAGACTTATATAATAATTATCGCAAAGGCTTTAGCGGTTGCATTTGGCAACAAGAAGTTTTTGATCATTTAATGGAAAATAGTAAATATCCATTATTTGGAGATGCTATTAGTAAAAAGGTTAGTGGTAGTGGAAAAGGTAAACTATCAACTCCATATAAAAGCGTACTAAAATTTGATAAAAATCCTTATAATGAAAGACAAACAACTGGAGATTGTGTATCACATGGTACAAGAAATGCCTGTGATGTTAGTCGTGCAGTAGAAATAGATATTAATGAAGAAAAAGAATCATGGATAGCAAGAGGCGCTACTGAAGCAATCTATGGGGCTAGAGGATGGAGTGGAGAAGGAATGAGTTGTGCCAGAGCGGCAGAATTTGTTAGTAAAATTGGTGGTATAGTAGTAAGAAAAAACTATTCTGGTATTGCTGATTTTACAAAATACAATGGCAATCTTGGTGCCGGATGGGGTGCTAGAGGATTACCAGATAAAGTAATGGACTTAGCAAATGACCATCAAATTAAAACAGCTAGTTTAGTTCGAACAATAGAAGAAGCAAGAGATGCTATTGCTAATGGATATGGTTTAGCGGTATGTTCTAACTATGGATTTAGTAATAAACGAGATAAAAAAGGTATTGCTAATGTAAGTGGCAGTTGGGGTCATTGTATGGCTTGGATAGCCTGTGATGATACTGGTAGTGAACCTCTATTCTTAGTGCAAAATAGTTGGGGTAAGTGGAATGATGGTGGTCATCCAGAATGGGGTCCGATCCCAGACGGTTCATTTTTGATACGAGCAGAAGTTGCTGCTGGTATGTTGGCTCAAAATGGAAGTTACGCATTTAGTAATTTTGACGGGTTTCCATTACAAAAACTTCCCTCCTATGGCTTTGAGGATTATCTATGAGAATTATAGATAGGATTGCTTTAAATAGATTAATGATAGTAATTGGTAATTTTATTTTATCTATAATTAAATTGTGTAATCCCAAGCCATCAGACGATATTCCAACTCCTAAACCAAAACGTAAAAAAATATTACCATGGAGAAATAAATGAGTAAATTACCATCATTATTTTTAATTGCTTCAGTATTATTTTTTAGTAACTATGGTTATAATGGTAGTACAACATCAGCAGTTACTCTTGTTGGAGGAATTATAAAAGCACAAAATATTGAAGTATCTAAAAAATATAAACGCAAAGACTGTCCAATTTGTCTTGGAGCTGGATGGTATATTAGTGGCGACAAAATAACGAAAGTACCCTGCGGATATTGTGAACCAGACAAAACTTCAAATGCTCCTATTTGCATTTCTGGCACATGTAAAGCACCCTCTCTTATGAGAAAATAATATGGATAATGAAAAATTAAATAATATAGCTCAAAAGGTTATAAATAAAATACAGCCAAATGATCAGGAAAAATGTGGAGCAATTATAACTATACTCATGGTTATTAGTATTATTTTAACTGTGATACGAGTTATACAAGAATGTAATAAGAGTAAATTAAATAATTTTACTGGAAAAAATAAAACAGAATTTTTTGCTAAAGAAATACAAACAACAGTATTAAAAAGAACATGGTTTACTAAAATGATGCTTAAGAAAGCTATTCGTAAAGAACTTAGCAAAGAATCATACAAAGCACATGGTATTGATCTTATGAATGCTATTCTTGATACTGGAAAAGAATTAAATAATGATGAACTTATTACACTAGCGGAGGCGGCAAATGTTTAATATATTAGTATGGTGTGTTTATGGTTTGTTTGTCGGCAGCATATCAAAAACACTAGTACCGGGTGAAGAAAATTTTGGTTTTATTAAAACAGTAGCACTTGGTGTTGCTGGCTCATATATGGGTGGCGCTATATTATATCTGTTAGGACAATATAATGCTGTTTCACCAGCCGGTATAATTATGGGTGTTGCTGGTGGAGTTTTAACATTAGTTTTATACAACAAACTGATTGAAAAACATTCTTGACCACAGTCGTGACTATACTATAATAGTTCCATGAGACCAACATGGACAAACTATTTCTTAGGGCTGGCAAAAATTACATCCAGAAGAAGTCATGACATTCATACTCAACACGGTTGTATAATCACAGATATAAACAATCGCATACTTGGTACAGGATATAATGGCTTTCCATCAAAACTGGATCATTCTCAATTGCCTGTTTCTCGTCCTGAAAAATACCACTGGATGATACATGCTGAACGTAATGCTATTAGTAATTGTACTATTAGACCAGACAATGGTATAGCATATGTTACAGGTCAATGCTGTAATGATTGTATTATGGCTTTGTGGCAGTCTGGAATAAGAAAAGTAGTTATGTCGGATGATCATGGTACACATAAATTTGATGCTGAGGCCCAAAAAATTTTTGATCACTTTGTAAAACTTAGCAATATAGAAATAGTAAAAGTAAAACCAGATCTTAGTTGGCTCAAAGAACTTTGTGGTGTATTATGATATACAATATTTGTTTTTATATAATGATGGTTAGTTATGTCTATTTTAGTATTACTGGAAATATTGAAATGAAAGAAGATGCTTTTAAAGGAACAGTAATACTAGGTATGTTAAATATTCTTAATAGGAGATAATATGTCCGCTTTGCAAGAACTTCAGAATTATACATTTGTTAGCAAATATGCCCGTTGGATAGAAGATAAGAATCGTCGTGAAACCTGGAAAGAGGCCGTTGAACGTGTTCGTAATATGATGCATACCAAGTATGCAGATATGAATATTACAACAGATATTGATTGGGCATATGATATGATGTATAAGAAGAAAGTTCTTGGCAGTCAAAGAGCATTGCAATTTGGCGGTGAACCTATTCTCAAAAGACACGCAAAGATCTACAATTGCACCAGTTCATATTGTGATAGATTACGATTCTTTCAAGAATGCTTTTGGTTATTGCTTTGTGGAAGCGGTACTGGATTTAGTGTTCAAAAACACCATGTTGCTAAATTACCAACTTTAGAGCATGATATTCCAGCCAATAATGAAGGATTAAAATATATTATTGAAGATAGTATTGAAGGATGGGCGAATGCTCTAGGAGTATTATTAAGCAGTTATTTTAGTAAGCCAATAGAAGAATTTAAAATGTATAAGAATAGTTACGTAGTATTTGACTATTCTCAAATCAGACCAAAAGGAACATCATTAAGTTCTGGAGTTGGAAAAGCACCAGGATTTGAGCCGCTTCAAAATGGACTAGAAAAGATAAGAACATTACTAGATCGTTGTGTTGCAAATGGACAAAAGAAACTTCGTCCTATTGATGCTTACGATATTGTTATGCATAGTAGTGACGCTGTATTAAGTGGAGGAGTTCGTCGTTCTGCTAGTCTGGCACTATTCAGTCCAGATGACGAAGAAATGGCAAAGGCCAAAACAGGCAATTGGTATATGGAAAATCCACAAAGGGCACGTAGTAATAACTCTGCTTTATTACTCAAAGACGAAACCACATTTGAAGAATTCCAAACATTAATGGAAAGCGTTAAGGAGTTTGGAGAGCCAGGATTTATCTGGAGTGATTCAACAGAGATGATTTTTAATCCTTGTGTTGAAATTGGTATGTGGCCCGTTGATGAAGAAAGCGGGAAAAGCGGATGGCAGGGGTGCAATTTATCAACAATCAATTGCTCTAGTGTAGAAGATGAAGATGATTTCTTTGAAAGGTGTCGTGCGGCATCTATTATAGGAACATTACAAGCAGGATTTACTGATCTAGACTATCTTGGTGAAATCAGTGAAAAAATCTTTGAGAGAGAATCTTTATTGGGTGTTTCATTAACTGGAACAATGGAAAAACATGATTTGGTTTTAACAGAGAAAGTGTTGACTAAAGGTGCAAAAATTGCTGTTGAAACCAATAAAGAAATTGCCAAAAAAATTGGTATTAATCAAGCAGCCAGAGTAACTTGCTTGAAGCCAGAAGGAACCAGTTCAAGTATGTTAGGAACAAGTTCTGGTATCCACCCTCATCATGCTAAACGCTATATTCGTCATGTACAGGCCAATGTTTTAGAGGCGCCCTATCAGCACTTTAAGAAATATAATCCGCAAGCATGTGACAAGTCAGCGTGGTCAGCAAATAATACTGATGAGATTATTAAGTTTCCAATTGAAGTTCCAGATGGAGCAAAAACCAAAAATCAATTGCCTGCTGTAGAAATGCTTGCTATTGTTAAGGAAACCCAAAAGAATTGGGTAAACAGTGGTAAAAATAGAGCATTATGTACTCAAGAATATTTAAGTCATAATGTAAGTAATACTGTCACAGTCAAACCAGACGAGTGGGATGCTGTAACCGAGTTTATTTATAATAACAGAAAGTATTTTGCTGGTATTAGTCTTATTCCACAAAGTGGAGATAAAGATTATCCACAAGCGCCATTTACTACTGTTTATACTAGCAGAGAAATCGTTAAGGAATATGGTGACGCAGCACTATGGTGTTCTGGATTAATAGAATTAGCATTAAATGCTTTTAATAATAATCTATGGGCCGCTTGTGACTACGTTACATTAAATCAAGCCCATAAAGATGATTCAGAGTCTAAATTGATGTTTATGACCAAGATGAAAAATTTTGCTGGTAAATACTTTGATGGAGATACTAAAAGACTAACATACTGTATGAAAGATGTTTATAATTGGAAAATTTATTGTGATCTATTTAATAGTTTCAAGAAAGTTGATTATACACAACTATCAGAGACAGAGGACAATACTACCGGTATAGAGGAAATTAGTTGTGCGGGTGGCGCTTGTGTAATTTAACTCTATAACGGAGACATCCTTTGCGTAAAAATACTAAAGGCAAAAAAAGAAAAGTCCTTGATGCAACAAATCCATTAACTCCAAATATTGATTCAACCTATAAAAATAGGCTAAAACCAAGAACAGATAATCAAAAAGACTATATTAGAACTGTTGCAGAAAATACTATTACTTTTTGTCAGGGTTTAGCAGGGAGTGGCAAAACTCATATCGCTATCGGTATGGCTATAGAGTATTTATTGGAAAATAAAGTTAGAAAAATAGTTATAACTCGTCCAGTATTAGAGGCTGGAGAAAAGATAGGCTATTTACCAGGAACAGCAGAAGAAAAATTACATCCATATTTATTACCAATACTTGATGAAATCAATTATTTTATTAGTCAATCTCATTATGCTTCATTAAAACTAAATAATAGAATAGAAGTAGTTCCATTAGGTCTAATGAGAGGACGTAACTTTCATGACTGTTTTATAGTTGCTGATGAGTGCCAAAATGCATCGTATGATCAATTAAAAATGCTATTGACACGCATAGGCAACAACAGTAAAATGGTATTGACGGGAGATATAAGACAAAGCGATTTACATAGACATCAACAAGGCGGATTTGCTGAAATAATGTCTTCATTAGATAACATAGAAGGTATAGGAATATCTAAACTAGAATCATCAGATATTGTAAGAAATCCAATCATAGTAAAAATTCTAGATCGATTAGATAGTATAGAAGATGGAAAGCAATAGATATTGTTTACTGCTTAATGCTGATTATTCACCCCTGACTATTATATCATGGAAAAGAGCCATGATGTGGTCATTTAAATATGAGCATGGTCATGCATTATCTATTGAAATATTAGACTTTTATAAACAAGATTTTATT